CAGCATTAAGTGCTCCAACTAAAACAGGAACTTTTGGTGAAAGTTTAGGACTTGCTGCAAAAGAATTTGGAAAATTTTCTAAAGATACAAGAGCATCTAAACGATCTGCACAGGCGTTACAATTAAAAATGGCGGCTAGTAAATTAGCAAAAATAGATAATAGATTAAATAAAGTTAAAGATTTATCTTATAAAGACGCTGAAAAACTTAGAGCCGAAAAATTACAACTTTTTAAAATTCTTTCTGAATCAGGCATTAAAGGACAAGAATTAGCAATTAAATTAGCAAAATTAAATTTAGATAAACAAAAATTTCTTAAAGATATAGCATCTCCAAAAACTGAAATTGGAAAAATGTTAAAAGATATGAATCCAAATATCAAAATTGGATCTACTGAATGGTATAATAGGTATGAAGAAGAAAGAGCAAGAAAAGCTGGACTTGACAATAAAATGCCAACATATTTAGGTAAAAAAGTTGGAGATTTAAACGATCAAGTTAAAACAGCACAAGCAAGTTTAATTCAATTGGGTCTTGCTGAAAAATTAATACCACTCTCTTATGACAGTTCACCTATGGATCTAATAGCATTTAATGCAACAAAGAAGACTAATCCTTCAGATGAAAGAGTACGAGCTACAATAGAACTTAATCGTATTTTATCAGGTGAAGCATTGCAAAAACTTAAAGCTACTTTTGGCGGTCAAATTTCTGATGGAGAAAGAGAAGCCTTAGAACAATTAAGTGGTGCTAAATCACTAAGTAGAGAAGACAGAGCAAAAGTTATAGAAACCTCAATAAAAGCTTTAAAAAGATTAATTCATAATAATCAGGCCGATATAAATTGGTTTGGAAGTAGTGAAAGATTTAAAGCTCCATATGAAGGATATACAGAATATCAAAATAATACTCATAAATTAGAACAAATTGAGGAGCAAAGTGGATGAGCGCATTACAAGCTCTTAAAGAAGGTATTTTAATGGGTGCAGGCAGTGAAGCCGAAGCTGCTCAAGAACTAGCGGTGCGAAAAGCCGAAGCCTATTTAACATCGAAAATTGATGAAAGTAACTATCAAGACATTTTAAGAGAAAAAGAAAAATATTATAAAGGTTATAGAGAGGAAAACCCTGTTTTAGCTCCAGCTTTAGAAGCTGTAGGTGGTACTCTTCCAACACTAGGGGCATTGTTTGCTCCTATTCCTGGATCAAGAGTTGTGGCTGCAGCTAATTTTGCCCGTCAGGGAGGATTATTGAGACAAGCATATAATGCATTAATGGGTGGTCGTTATAGACGAGCTGCTACCACAGGTGGATTTTCAGGAGGTCTTACTGGATACAATACAGCCGAAGAAAGTAGGCGTGAGGATGGCACTTATACCGATAGAGATAGAGCTGGTACAGCAATGTATAGCGCGCCATTTGGTATGGCTTTTGGTCCGTTAGGCACAGCAGCAGTAAGAGGATTAGGAAAAGTAGGTAAAAATGTTGTGGACCGATTTAGAAATCCTGAAGGCGATGTAATTACAGATAAAGCAGCTACCATTATTAAAGATACATTAGATGACGATAATTTAACAATCCAAGATGCACAGAAAATAATTAGTAATACTCGTGATGAGTTCGGAGTGCCTGTTACTCTGTCTGATTCTGGTGATAATATTTTTGATTTAGCTCAAGGTATAGGTCAATCGTCAGGAAAAGCAGCTAATATTATTTTATCAAATAAGCGACAAGTGCAGAAAGATGGAAGAGATAGAGTAAGAAGTATTATAGAAAAAAAACTTGGAACTAGAAATCGAGCCGAAATTGAATTTGACACAAAAGGTGAGAGAGGAATTTTAGCCAATAAATCTTATAAGTTGGCGTTTCAAGATGGTGAAGTAATTACTGATCCAAAGTTAATAAAATATATTAATAGTGAAAATATCAGAAAATTTGTTCCTGAAGCAAAAAGTCTACAGAATAGAGCAGCTAATAGAGATGATATATCTGGTGAAATACTTGATGATTTACCACCTCTAAGAATAGATATAAATGAAGAGGGTGTAGTCACAGGTTTAAATGTTAGAGCAGTTAATGCTATAAAACTAGCAATAGATAAAAAAATAAATACAGCAAAAACTACCGATCAAGGTGAATTTGGAGAACTAATAAAAGATAAACAGGCTTTTCTTAAACGTGTTGATGATTTAGATGCTTCAAAATATGGGGATGGTGTAAGTCTGTATCAAAAAGCACGAAGAGAATTTTCAGACGCATCTACACGATTAGAAGCATTAGAAAAAGGTGCAAAAGATTTTAACAATAAAGAAATAAGTCCTTTTGAAATTAAAAACACTATGGAAAAATTATCAGGCGTAGATCGTGATGCTTATGTTTTAGGATCGACAGATAGTTTAATAAATAAATTCTTGGATGCACCTGATACAAATAAAAACTTTGCTCGTTTTATTGAATCGCCAAATGTACAAAATAAATTAGAAGCATTACTAGGTGATGACCCTGCTGATTTTCAATTTATAAAAAATGCACTTTTAGCTGAATCAGAATTTTTTATTAAAACATCAGCTTTGCTAAAACAGTCTGCAACTAACAAATTAAAAAATAGTAACCAAAAATTAGACGATGCTCTATCGGACGGCCTTGCACAAGGAATTGAAGCATCTGTAGATACTCTGAATTTTGCTAGGATATTACCTAATGCTATAAAAATTATTAGGAACAGCGCAATTCCAGGAACTGTTAAAGTTCGTATAGCAGAATTGTTAACTGGACCGCCTGAAGAAGTAGCAACAGCAATAAAATCTATAGATAAAATTGTTAGCTCTAAAACAGGTAGAGAAATTAGAGGTGAAAAGTTATTATCTCAGGGAACTAGAGAAGCAAGTAAGGCTTTGATACGAGAAGTGCAAAACACTCAAAAATTTGATCAAACAGAGGACTAACTATGCCTAAGTTATTAGATAAAATGCAAACGTGGGTGGGTAAGCAACCTATTATAATTCAATTAGGTATACTATTTGTCAGCGTTTTTTTAGTTATCAGTTTACTTATCGGAGCTTTTAACGGAGCTTAATTATGTTAACGATTATCGGAAGCCTTATTGGATTTGGTACGAGTTTTCTGCCATCTATTTTGGACTTTTTTAAAGAGAAAGAAAGTAATAGGCACGAGTTAGCCCTGATGGATAAACAAGCCGAATTGACTAGAATTACGGCTGAGTTTGAACGTGACAAGGCAGAGGTGCAAGCTCTATCGGCTGAGACAGTTGCACTGTATCAACAGGCAAGCACAGAAAAAAATGATGGGTGGATTGGTGCGTACAGAGCATCAGTGAGGCCTACAATAAGTTACTTGTTTTTACTTACTTATTTAGGGATTAAAGGTGTTTGTTTGTGGAATGCTCTGTCTCAAGGTCTTGTCGTGGCAGATGCTTTGCCTCTCATTTGGAATGATGAAGTGGATAGTCCTATTCTAGCCAGCATCATTAGTTTCTACTTTGGGAGTAGGATGTTTAGGAAGTAAGCTATGGAGAATGGAGGAATTAGTGTAGCGGAAGCCATCAATGTAGGGCTAGGATTAACCGTTTTTGTGGGAGGTATCGTGTACGCTCTTGTGAGGGTAAAGGTACTGCAGGAGGAAGCCGCAAAAAAAATAGAAACTTTGTTCAAGCTGGTAAATGATTTGCGTGATCGTATTAACAATGGAAGAGATAAGTAAAATGGCTAAAAGAGGATTATACGACAACATTAATGCTAAACAAAAAAGACAAGCGGCTCAAAAAGCTGCTGGAAGAAAAGTAGAACCAACTCGTAAAATAGGAAGTCCAGGTGCTCCTACAAAAAAGGCTTTTATACAATCGGCAAAAACCGCTAAAAAACCTACAAAAAAGAGTAGAGCATGAATGCTATAAAATTTGAAAAAGAAATGGACCGTGATGGTGACGGGATTATTAGTGCCGAAGAAGTGCAGGTTGCCGATCAACATCAAAAGGCTACCATCCAAAGCCGGATTACCGTTGCTAGTTTTATAGTTATGGTTTTATTGGCTTGTGTGTTGTTATCAGGATTAATTCCTGACTCTAGAATTCAAGCATTGTCAGGGTTGATTTCAACTCTGTTTGTTGCGCTGGCTGGTATTATTGGTGCTTACTACGGTATGCAAGCGTGGATGTCTAGAAAGTGAAAACATCACAGGCAGGTATTGATTTAATCTGCCATTGGGAAGGGTTTAGAAGTGCTCCATATCGTTGTTCTGGAAATGTATGGACAATCGGGTATGGTTCAACCAGATTGGCTGACAACAGCCGTGTTACCCAGAATACGCCACCTGTTACAAAAGATGAGGCGATGGCGTTACTTCAACACCAATTGGTGCAATACGAAAGAGCAGTGTTGCGATTGGTGCCAGTGTCACTAACACAGTCACAGTTCGATGCCCTAGTTAGCTTTACTTATAATCTAGGCAGTGGAAGTCTAGGTTCATCCACACTAAGAAAAAAACTCTTGAAAGGCGATATGGAAGGTGCAAGCAAAGAGTTCCCAAAGTGGAGCTACGCATCAGGCAAGTACATCAGGGGTTTAAATCGTAGAAGAAAAGATGAAAAAAACTTGTTT